ACAACACATATTAACAATTTTTGCAATTTGTATTTTTACATATTTTTTGTAATACTTTCAGTATGTTATTAAACTGAGTTATATTACCACAGTTACATTTTAATCCTTGTAATAGGGCATAAGCTTGATTGAATTTATCTAATGCATTATGAGAACAATTACAACAAGGATCTATGTCTTTAATCATAGACATTATACAACAATTTACTTTACAATAAAATGCTACTTGAGCCTCAGCAGTATAAGAAATACCTGTTGTTTTAGTCTCTCTAACTGTATATACTACTTTATATATCCCATCATCTATATCTAGATCAAGTTCTTTTGTAAAAGTAATATCTGAACTTGGAAAATCAGGATAGAGTTCTAAGGTGGTTATTAAATTATTACTAGAATCATAAAATTCTAATTTTGAATATTGAAAAGTAGCTATATCTGGATTAGTTGTATTAAAAGATGTTCCCCATCCAGTTGGATTGGTAGAAACATTATAAAGTCCTGTAGTTTCAGTAAATTTAATACCAGAACAATCACTTTTTTGACATATATCAAAATCTAATTTTAACATTATTTATTCTTAAATTATAATAATTAAAAAAGGTACTTCTATAAATTATAGGAAAAGTTAAAGGAAGGAAACAAAAACCTATAAATAAGAAGTACCTTTATATGATAAACATCCCTTCCTTGAAATGTTTTTTATAATGCTAAATTAGCTGGTGCTAAAGGTGTACTTGTCATCCAAGCATTTAGAATTGCTTTTATTTGAGTTCCTTCAGTTGATAAAGAGTTTGTAGCTCCACCTGCATTAATTGCTGGTGTTGCAATCAAAACTACTTTTCTTGCAAATTGTCCTATATTAGCTCCTGGAGTTGTTACTAAATCTGTGAATTCAATATTATAAAGATCATATTGAAAACCTTTAGTAACTGCAACACCTGCTGCTCCTGCTGCAACATAAGGAACTGTTAGATAAGCAGTTGTTACTGCTCCTGGTGCTCCTACTGTGTATTTTACTTCATATTGAACTCCTGCCAAAGTAATTTTATCACCTGCAAGGATATTAGTTGTTGCTGTATCTACTGTAGCAGAAAATACTACTTTATCATCACCTTGAACAGTTGTAGCTGTTGGAACAATTGCTCCTGAAAATATATAACTAGAAGAAGCTAAATAAGATTGAACTGGTACTGGCCATAATCTTCTATTTAATACTCCTTCATATTGAAGATCTTTATTTTCTTCATTAAAGATTTGAGCATAATTTCCATTTCCAGGATCTGCCCCTTGAATTTGTGCAGAATCAGTAGCACCAAATCCAATATTATCATCAAGAAATACTTGAAAATTTACTTGATTAAATAGATATTGATTTGCACTTTGAGCTACATCTAATCCCCAGATTTCAACTCCAAAGTTAGATGCTCCAGTTAGTCCATATACTCCTGTACCATCACCCACCTTAACAGCTGCAATTTGTTTTTTAGTAGATGCTCCAAAAGCTGAATTATTAATTCCTGCTACAATTTGATCTGCAATATTAGATTGAGATGCTGCAACTGCAGATTTAAAATTTACTGATAATACTTCTGGTCTGACAGAATACATTACTTTATCATTCACAAATCTTATTGTAAATTTATAATCTGTATCATTATTTACTACAATTGAACCTGCTGATAGAGCTCTATTATATCCAATAGCATGTACTTTTCTTGTTGGTGCTGCATATGATTGACCTCTATAACCAGTTACATTAACACCAGCAATTCTCATTGATTTTTTCAAATCTCCATTGGCTAGTTTACTAAATAATTGGATTACAGATCCACCTGCAGTTGAAATTGTATCATTACCTGCTGGATCTAATGCTTGCATATCAGAACCAAAGATTCCAAGTCCTGTTACTGCTGCAGCAGAGATTACTGTGTTATTAGCAGGTAGTGAACTTGTACCATTACCTATGAATATTTGAGTTACTTTATGTGTATTCATTTAAATTTTGTTTTTTATTGTATTATTTATTTATATATAAAATATTAAGATATTCTAAAAATTTTAGCTGCTGTTGTTGAGGTGAAAACTATTCTAAATGTTCCAATTGCATTTGCTACAGAAACTGTTAGAGCAGCTCCACCTGTTATTGCTGGAGTATTTACTGTGATACTACCATCTAACACTAAAGTAACTGTATTTGCTCCTGCTGAGTTATCAATCATAAAATCAAATGATGTACCTCTTACAGCTCCTAAAGCAGTTGCTAAAGCAGTTGCAGTTGGAGTAGTTATTGATGTTGCAGCTGCAGATGTAGATGTGATATAACCAGATAAAATCTGATCTACTGTTGCAGTTGCAGTAGCATTTATAGCAACTGTAGATGGTCTTCTTATGATTGTACCATTTAAAATTATACTGTTTAATAGATCAGCTATTTGTTTTATTACTTTGTATTGAGATTTAGGGAAAACTTGTATAGATGGTGCTCCTAATGCTCTATTTATTAAATTTGTAATTGCCATTATTCTTCTTGATTTTTAATTATTGGATCAAATGTTCTTGTTCTTATAGATTCTAAAGTTTCTAATGCTATTGATACTGCATCATTAACTATTTCTTGATGAGTATGTTCTGATAACTCACATGTAGTATTATTAATTAATGATATTCTTCTTGGTTCTCTTATATATCTTAAATAATAATTATTAATTGTTACTCCATCAGCATGAATTAATTCTGCAAATCCTTGAGCCATTAATCTTAATACTTTTCTTGTATTTGGTTTCTCAAATGGATTATTAATTATATTGTTAAAATTATCATGTCTTATAGATTCAACATTTACTTTTTTTGTTATTAAACTACTATGACAATCATTATAAGTTATTTCAGCTCTTTCTTGAACTGTAAACCAATAATCTAGAGGTAATTCTACAAATTGAGCATTAATATCAATATTATCCTGATTATTAGGTTGTGGAGTAATAATTATATTTGTAACAAGTACTTTTAAATCATCTGTTCTTTTTTGAATTTCTTCAAATGATTGTCTTTTAGTATTATTAGTACCATATCTTTGCTTAACAAATCTATCTTGAGCTTTATTTAATAGAAAATCTATTTCTTCTGGTAAGATATTTGGATAGTTTACACTATCCAATTTATCAAATTCTATCTTAAAAGCTTGGTGTAGCTCTAACACAGTCATTATTTACCTTTCTTAGCTTGTTTTACTTCATTCTCAACAGCTATTTTCATAGATTGATTTTTTATGTCTTTAAAATAAGCAATTACTGAGTCTATTGTACTTCCTAATATTTCATTTTCAAATGAATAATAGTTTCCTTTTTTCTTAACTTTTCCAGATTCTAACATTTCTTCAATTGATATTCTTAATGTTATATCAGCATCATTAGCCAATGTTAAGAATTTCTTAGGATCTCTATCTATTTCTTTATATAGCTCTGTTTTAATAATCTTATCAGATAAGTTATCAACTCCTCTCTTACCATATAATCTTAGATAACCTTTTTTCTCATCTGTAGTAAGATTATTGAATTTTTCAAATGCATTAAATTTAGCATCAATTATTAATTCTTCAACTTTAGCTTTAGCTTCTACATCTTCAATATAGAATTGTGCTTGTGGATTTTTAAGCTTTTCTAAATCACTATTAGCTACTGTACTTCTTTCTAATAAAGTTCTATATTTTAATTCATCTAAAATAGATACAATTTCAAAATAAGTAGTTTTATCTTTGTTTAATCTTATTGGTAAATTACCCCAAAATTCAGAATTTCTTTTATTTAATGTTCCTGGTGTTAGATTTAGAGCTTTTTCAAATTCTGTCTCTTCAGCTACACTTAAACCTGTTTTATAGGTTCCATTATTAGCATCAATTTGAGCTCCTTGAAATACTACTGAAGTTCCAGCATGTGCTGCAATTCCAGAGAATTGTGGTCTAACTATAGGTTTAATAACTATTTGTCTTTGTTTAATTTCCATTGTGTATTTTCCTTTATAATTTTATTTTTATTTAATTGATAATATAAAAGAAGTAAGCTCCTAATTCGAGATAAGAGCTTACTTATTTATATATGTTTATTGAATGTTAGCGACATCTAGGAGTAGTTGGGCAGCATCTGTAGGATCTTTTAACATGATACCACATTCAGTCATAATATGGAATTCATATCCATCTACTGCTGATGCTGAAGTTCCATTCTTTTTAGGACCATAAGGACCATATAGACCTTCTACATATGTAGATACTGTTTCTCTACCTTTAGTATAAACTTTCATAATATTAGGCTCACCTTTAGAGTAAGATTTAAAGTTTAGGAAAGTTGCTTTATATGATTCAACTGGTTTACCAGTTTGAGGATGCAATTGTCTATTTCTGAAAGTATCATTATAAGGAAGATACTCTTTTAGTTCAATTGAATCTCCATTTAAACCTGTATATTTCATAAATTGACCACCAAGTTCAAGATTTTGACCAGATCCTTTAATGAAAGTATTATCAACTAGAGTAAATTTAGAAGCTGAATTTTTCATTGCTTGATCAAAAAGATTCATAAATTGTCTTCCACATAGAGCTACATAAGTTCTTGGACCACCTTCTGTACCATTATATGATAGATCATCCATAAAATCTCTAATAAATTGCTCTGTTAGAGTTGTGTAATATCTCTTATTAGATGCTGAAATTTGTTGTTCTAATCCAGAACCTAAATATAGAGGATTACCAGATGGACCTTTCATATCAGTAGTACCATTTGCTTTAACATTTGTTTTACCAAACATTAACATGATTTCTACCTCATCCATCCATTGACCCCAGAATTCCCATTCTGCATATTTAACCCAAGTTGATGCCATTTCTGTACCATCTGGATTCATCAATTGAATAGTAAGAACTTTATCATGAGCTGCACCTGTGATAGAATACATCTTTCTTAGTGTAGACATATAATTTTCTAACAATAGTGGAGTTACATAATGAGTCTCACCAGAAGTTCTAGAATGATCATTTTCTACAGCATTAAAGTCTTTAGAAAGCTCTTTTCCAACTTGTAGTAAAGATGACGGGATAAAATCTGTTTGGTTATTAGTAACTAGTTCTAATGTTAAGATATAATCATTACCATCTTGTACTACCTCACTTGCTACTCTCAATGAATAAGAGTTATCATCTGGTACTAGGATATCTCCTTGAGTAAACCATTTTTCACCAACTCCTACTTTAAAAGTTGAACCAGCTACACCAGGGTTAGCTGCTGCATCAAATACAGCTCTTGTAATAGCAATAGCTTTTTTACTATCTCCCATTACTGGCCATCTGTAAATAATGTCATTAAATTCTTTAGATTTACCAACTCCACCTGTCAAATATGATAGAGCATTTTTATAACCATTTTGTTTGTTATAAATTCTGGTTACTACTTGAGTAGCCATTTCAGGTTCTACAAGGAAAAAAGTTCTCAAGTGAGTTGCTTGAG